AATAATCATTATTGTAAGGCTTCAATTCATATTCATAATTTATCATGGTTTTATTTCTTTAAATTAATTTAATTATATTTTTATAAAAATGTCCCGAATTTCACCGAAAAAGGTGTAATATAATAAAACTAATATTAAACATATCATTAAAAATAGCCAACTGATTTATTGGTTCTATTTGATCATAATCAATTAAAATAGCAAAATCAATATCTGATTTACCAAAAGAATTATTAACAAATAAATTATTAAAATATTCCCCAACATTTCCTGGCATTTTAAAAACTTCTTTACTTATAGATAAAAACATAGCTAAACCGCCTTTTAATCCAAACCATATTATATTTTCATTTAAGTTATATTGGGGATGTGTTTGAATATATCTATTGATAGCGTGTTCATAAATTACAACATAAAGATTAATAATTTCTAATATTGTTTCTGTTGAATTTAAAAAATATTTTGTTATTGATTTAGTTAATATATTATTTAATAAATTTGGTGCAGGAGCTACATTTCCAGCTATAACTAAATTAAAGTCAGGAATATATGTATTTGGAATTGGAACATTTGTTCTGTAAATATTTGGCCTTAGTAAATAATCATCATATATTTGATTAAATTCATCAATAAGTTTTTGATTCATCAATATAAATATATAAATATATTTATATATTTATATTAATGAATACTTATAAAGAAAAATATTTAAAGTATAAATTAAAATATATTGAATTAAAAAAAAATAGTAATAACAAAGTAGGTAATGGTAATGTGGGTAAATTTAATATAATTCAGCAAATGAATTTATTTAAAGAAAAAATATCGACTTATAGTGTTGATTTAGATAAAACTATAATTGATTTAGATTTTGCTGAAAAAATAATTAAAGGATATATAAATTATAGTGTGGATGAAAATATTTTAAATATCAATATTAAATGTCCAATTTATTACTCAGTGAATATTTATAATAATACTTTATCAATACCAGGTTTATCAGTTTATTTGATGGAACATATGGATGATGAATTTAATATTGAAAATATACATAAATTATTTAATAACTCTATAAAAGGAAAACATATATTATTTATGCCTTCTCAAAAAGAAATTAATGGTATTTTGTTAAAAGATTTGGTAGAAATATTAGAATTACATAGTGTAAATTCTACAATATTCAATTTAAATATTGAACTTGTCAGTAATAAAATATTTAACCATTTAGAAAATGAAAAAGATACTTTTGAATATGAAATGATAAAAATAGACAATTCGAATGAATATGATGATTATATAGATATAAGTAATTATTTTAACATTTAATAAAAAAAAATTTGATTTTTAAATATCAATGTAATCAAAATTATAAATATACAATATGCCTAATAGTTTTTCATTAATTCATAGATGTTTTTATGAAAAAAAACTTATTCCAAATGGATTGATTTCTTATTGGAAAAATCGTTATGATGAAAAAGGAATACTTAAATGTCCACCTTTTTCAATAAGATTATGTCGTCAGGTTGCTTTGGATGATGCTAATAATTATGAAATATTACTAATAAATTCTTATAATATATGGAATTGTAATAATAAATATATGAACCAACAGCTTATTGCTAATTTTAAATCTTATAAACAAATCTTAAAAGATAAATACTATTTAAATTTGGCATTTAATTATGGTAATTTAATATATCTTCCTAAAGATATTGTATTAGTTCATATCTATAATTTTATCTGATATTTTTTATAACAAATTGTCTTATTATAAAAACTTTTAATTATAAATTATTTAATTAACTTGTTAAAATATTTTTTCTAATAATCCATTATATATGAGTTCTAATTTATCTAAATATTCAAATTCAAAATATAAATCAAAATATTTAAATTATAAAAATAAATATTTACTTGAAAAAAATGAACATGAGATTAATATTGATATTAATAAATTTAAAAAATCAAATAATACAAATGAAAATATTTTAAAAGAAAACATTTCAAATAAATCAATTGGTAATTTTACTAATGTAGAAATTTCAGAAAATGGATTTGGAGAAAATATTTCAACTAAAGTATTTAATACTTTAAATAATTTTGATAATTTAACATTATTAGAGACCAAATCAGACATAAATATCCCCAATAAATCAATTGAGAAGTTTACCAATATAGAAATTTCAGAAAATGGATTTGGGAAAACAATTTCAAATAAAGTATTTAATACTCTAAATAATTTTAATAATTCAACATTATTAGAAACTAAATCAAATATAAATATTCCCAATAAATCAATTGATAAGTTTACCAATATAGAAATTTCTGAAAATGGATTTGACGAAAATATTTCAAATAAAATATTTAATAACATTACCAATATAGAAATTAAAGAAAGTGGATTATTAAAAAAACAATCAAAAAACACATCAAAAAAACTATCTAAAAAATTATCAAAAAAACCATTAGAAAAAAATTTAAAAGAAATGAAATTAAACAATAAAATTTTTAGTGAAAAAATAAATTGGAATGACATAAGTAAAAAAACAATTAAAAAAATTAATTTTACAAAAAATAAAATAACTATAAAATTTGATAAATCATCATTAGAATTGGAATTCACAAAAACATTAGATGAAACTACATGGTTTGATAAATTTATTAGAATAAATATTATGGATACAGAACCTCCATATGATCCAACTGATATATGTAATATTAAAATAAACAAATTATTTATTAAACCATCAGATAATTATAAAAAATTTATTGAATATGAAGATTTAATTGGGAAAAAACTAAAATCAATCAAATGGATTGGTGATAGTTGGATGTATCCATCAAATAAACAAGAATGTGATCATAATCATATTTATAAAATTCAAACTACTGGAAGTGAATATTATTTATTTATTTTAAGATGTTCTTCAAAAGGAGGTATAGATTCTAATTTAATAATTAATTATAAAAAATAATTTAATCAAAATAATTCTAAATTTAATTCAAATTCATCCAATTCAATTATATCATTATTATTTAGATTATCACTTTGAACTTTTTCAGTTCTTTTACGTTTTCGTGTATTAACTTGAGTATTTTGTTGAATACCATATTGTCTAAAATATTGTATTTGATTTTTATTCATACCCATATTTACATTATTAATAAATATTGGATTATTAATTTTATATTTTGATTGAAGTAATTTAGTAAGTTCACTAGTATCATTAGATTTTAACACATTAATTGATTCTGAAAAATAAATTTTTTTTAAATTTAAATTTTCACATGTTTGTGAAAAAAAATCAATAACATCAGGAGCTAATACATAATTATATTTGGGTATATTTTGTTTAAGATTATTAATCATCACATTAACTTTATATTTACTCATTTTTTCACAATTAATAAATTTATTGTAAATATATCTGTTAATATTTCCAATTGATAAATTTGTGTCAGATAAATTGTTTTGCCAAATTTCCAGTGGAAAAATATATTTAGCACCAAGTTGATTATATAATGAATCAAGTCTTAATGATAAATTTTGTAAATATGAATCTGTATGTGTAATATTCAATAATACAATATTATCTTGTGAACTTAAGTCTGATGATAATTCATTTTGATTATAATTATTTACAAGTCCTTTTGAAATTACAATTAATGATAAAATAATTGATTCTGATTTTGTTAAACAAGTTTCTAAATTATTTTTATTTAAAGTCATTATATTAAATTATATTTTTGATATAAATATCACATATATACAAATTATAATTCAATTTTTTTATAATTATTCCAAACCATAATACTTGAATATTCACTTGATATAACAAAACCTTTTTTCAAATAAAATAATTTTGAGTTTGAAGTAAATTTTAAGTAAATTGGCATATTATTAAAATTATTTTTAATAAAATCCATAATTAAAGTTCCAATACCATTATTAATGTTAGTACACAATATATCAATAAAATAACAATCATGTTTAACTGATACAACACAAAATCCAATAATTTTTTTATCTTTATCAAAAACACAAATATTTAATAATGAATTATTAGACCAATATAATAATTTTTCATAATTACAAGGACATATTTTAAAAGGTCTAGAACTTAAATTAGACCATATATTTACTTGATTGGATTGATTATTTTTATTTAAAGTTATTCGATTTAGTTTATATTCAGGAAAAACCAAATCAACTAAATAATATTGATTATTTAATTCACTCCACTTAAAAGTATTAAAAATAACATTTGGTAAATTCAATTGGTAATTATCAAATTTTACTGGGATATTAAAGTTATTTAAAAAATATATATTAAAAAATATCATCAGTTAAATAAAAGTATAATTATGTTAATATCATATCAATAAATTATAAAATCAATTTTTTTATAAATAATAATTTATTATTGAATAATTCTAACGTAATTAGTTTAATTTAATATTTGGTTTAATTCCAACTACTAAATTAGTTAGATTATCTCTCAAAACTACATAATCAAATAAACGAATAATTTTGGGAACACTTGGCATTAAACAAGTTGCTTTGGAAAAATTTTCCAAATCATCAATAACTTTATTTGTTCCAAAATAATCATGTTTAAGAATATGATTTGTAGAATCAAAATTTTCCAATTGATGACCTAAACTAACACATCTAAATCCTTCAATTTCAACCCAATGACCAGATTCCAAAACAATATTGTACATTGAATTAATTGGAACTAGTTTAGAATTGGTCAGTTGATTTGGAAAAACCCAACCACCAGAATTAGTATCATACATTGGATGATATTCACTAATTATAAGATTTTCAATTTGACACATTAATTTGGAACCTTCTGGAATTTCTGTTTGAACAATATATTTGATTTTTGCTCCAGCAACCCCGTCTCCCTGATAAACCAATTCATTTCCAGTCAATTTATCTAATTTTACAAATGTATTATCTTCCAATCTAATTTTACATTTGGGTCCAAAACATCCTCCAGAATTATTAACATAAGCAGACATCGAAGTTCTAATTACTTGTGCTCTTAATGATGGTCTGGGTGGTTGAATTGTTGAGAAAATTTGATATGCTTCATCTTTCAATTGTTGAAACATATCATTTCCATATAATTGAACACCTTGATCTTTAAAATTATGACATTGACGAGTCAAATGTGCTAAACTTAAAGATAATAAATAATGATATCCCCATTTATTAAACCAATCAGGTCTTGATAATGCTTTAGTAATTTGTTCTTGTGTATCATCATCAGAAATAAAATCTCTTAATATATTTCTTAAAAGATTTAATTCTTGACTATCATTTCCTGAATTTGTTAAATGAACAATAATATTATTAATCCACATACCAAATTTTCCAATGCTATTTTGTAGTTGTGAATCAATTCTTCTAGATGTACCAGACTTGATACAAACATCTTTCAATAACTGATATAAATGAAATCTAACTAATTCTGATTGAATATTAATATTTGTACTCTCAAATGGTTTAATTAATTCAAATGAAGTTTCACTTGATTGAATCGATTTCACTTCACAAACAAATAAATCTGGACTTAAAATATTGCCCAAATAATTACAAAATGTAGTTCCAACCATACTAGCATCAGGAATAAAATTAAAACATGAATTGGTATATTCAGAGATATCAAATAATATTTTACTGTTGATATCATAAGAAAAACCAAATGTGGTTAATTTAATTTTTTTTAATTGTTCAATTTCATTATTTTTGGTCTTGAAATATCTTTGTAATTCACCATATGGGTCATCAGACGTTTGTCCATCAGTTAATAACATTATATGAACATTATTATTAGAGGCTCTCAAAGCAAATTCATATGCTTGTCTCAAACCATTCCAAATATATGTACCTCCATTCGGTACTAGAGAATCGATTATAGATTTTGCTCTTGGCTTATTAACTTGATTTATTTTTTCATTAAAAAGACAATTAGCAACTGAATTAAATTCAATAATAATTAATTCATCACCAGATGACAGCATTTGAATAACTGTATTCATAGAATGTTGAACCAAGTTTAATCTAGTAAAACCATCATTTTCTCCTTCTATATTACAAGCTTCCCCCATACTTCCTGATGTGTCTAATATCGCAATCATAGTTGTTGAATATCGTGAATTAGTACTGTTAGCTACTGGTACTTTTTCTTTAATTGAATAAAGTTTATCATCCCAAGCAGATCTAACAATATGTTCATTAACGTTATTTAATGGACATATTAATTGAGGATTAGTTGTATTTAAATTAATTTGCGAACCCGATGTATTTAAACCTAATGTATTTAAACCTGATGTATTTAAACCTGAACCATTTGATAATTTGAATCTTTGGATAGCATCTCTTATACCTCTATTACTAATTAACTTGGATTTATCAATTGGTTGTCTAGTTATAGGGGATAATGAATTAGAAATACCCATAATTGCCAATCTTTCATATGTATAACCATCATCACATATGACAGGGTCTTCCATAATCTCAAGTGTAATTGGGCAAATAAATTCAGTAGGAATTTCCATATTTAAAAAATGAATATAATGTTATAGCGTAATATAATAATCTAATATTAATATATTTTATATATATATTGATTAAAATATAATCACAATCAAACAAATTAATTTTCAACTTTTTGTGATAAATAAAAATTAAAAGTATTTTTTAATATTTAGGTATATATCTTGAATAATTTCTGGTTTTTCCTTAAACATTAAATGACCAGATTTTTTTTCTAAACCACTAATATTTTTTTGTTCATTCAAATAAGAAGGAATAGATATTACATCTATTGGTTTAGCCGTATGTACTTTTAAAATTATGTTTTTTTGTTCTTGAATATTTCCAATAATATCATCATCATTTGGATAAATAAAAACAACATTTTCAACAAACATTGATTTTGGTTTAAATTTAATAAAATCAAATAGTACCGTTTCCATTAATAAATCGCCAAACATTTCATAATAATCATTCACTGAATGAAAATCATCGTGAGTATCCCTATAACCTTTGAAACGACTAAATTTAGGTCTAAATCTTAAAATCCAAACATATAATCTATTAAATATTTTTGAAAAAATATTTGAACCAAAAGCTAAATTAGTATTAAATGTTTTTTTGTGAGTTAAAAATGGTGCACATAAAAATAAATTATTTATCTTACATTTAAATTTAAATTGTGTTAGATAAACAGCAATAACTGCCCCAGTAGAAAATCCAATAATATCAATAGTTTCATATTGAGATTGTAAAATATGTATTGCTTCTAAATAAGTAATAACCCAATCTTTCCAATCAACAACTTGATAATATGATCTTCCATTTCCACATGTTCTTGGAGCATAAAAATCAATATTATCTTCAATTAAATATTTTTCAAATTCTTCCCAAACATAAGGTATATCTTTGTATCCACCGATTAATAATATACATTTGGATTTTTTAGGACTACTTATATAAAATTTTGGCATTGATACTGAATATATTTCTAATTCTTTTTCCCAATCATTTTTTTGTTTGAAATTATCATTTATTATTCTAAAAGGATGGTAATTACAATAATTTCTATATATACAAACACCAACACCCAAAGCAATTAATGAAATTGCTCCATTTAATATGATATTTTTAAAGTTTAATCCCATTATTTTATTATATTATAATAAAATAATATTTATGTGTAGTGACTTTGACTTTAATTATACACATAAATAAAAATAAATATAATATGTAATAGTTTGAAAAAAATATAAATATCTGATGAATTTAAAATTAATATACAAATAAATTGAAAAAATACAAAACAAATTAACTAGTATAAAACATAGAAATTCTTTTTTATAATCATACTTAAAAGGTACAAAATTGTTGCAAGTAATATCGAATTTATCTATAAACTTATCTTTTGATAAGTAAATATTTTCAATCATTTTAACATCGAAACCTTTTTTATTATTTATTTTGTATTTGTTAATTTGGATAAAAATTTTATTAGGTAATTTAAAATTACCAAATAAGTAACCAAATATACTATAGTGATTACCATAATTTTTTTTTTTAATTTCATCATATATTATTGTTAAATCATAAATATAATTAATGTTTGAATTATTATTTATAATCAATTCAATACCACTTATCCTTGGATACAAATGATAATTAAATTTAATTAATTTATTTTTATTGCAATAATTATCTGATATTAATTTTCTATTTTTTGTAAAACATGTTCCTTCAGGAAACATTAACATTAAATTAAAATTTAATTTTTTATTTAATTTTTTAATGTCCAAATTAATATTTCTATGTAAGTAAATATCACCAGTTAATAAACCTATAAAACTTAATATTGGTAATTGATATCCTACATTTTTTTTAGAAATTATATTATTTATATTATTTAATTCAGTATTTGATAAAATAATATTACCAATTATTGAATCTAATTCTGATATATGATTTGACATGAGTATATTTTTTTGTTTATCATTTATATTAATTATGTCATTCGAATTGACATAAATATTTGGAAATAATAATAATTTAAAAATATAACTTAATGAATTGTAAATAATATTTTTTAATGGGATAAAATATATTTTTGATTTTGATGGATTTAAAAAATATAAAAATACAGTTGGTATAAATAAAAACATAATTAAAAAATTATTATAAAATGTTAAATACATTAGCGTTACAATTAAATTAATATTCATTAGTAGTAAATAATAATAAATTATATTTATATATTTTTTATAATTGATTAACAAAATTTATACATTCAACAAAATTAACAAATTGTTTATTAATTAAATTATTTTGATAGTTTACTAAAACATCATAACATTCATTAATATTTATAATCATACCATATAATTTTTCATCAATTAAAATATCCCAGTTACCAAAATTATTTTTTTCAAGTTTAATATTTTTTTTTAAATCAAAAAAATTATTTTTAAACAATTTATTCCCAATTAAATTATTTATTTTATTTAAAATAAAATTTTCATATTCCCCAATAACTAATTTATGAGATTCTAAATTTTTTTTAATTCCTTCATCAAGTTTTCGTATGGAATTTTTAATATTTTTAAATTCAGTGTATAAAGAATTAAATTGTATTACCATATAATCTAATTCTAATTCTGAAAATAATTTATTTGTCATACTAATAGAATCAGAATTAGATTTTGTAATTATATTTTGAATAATACAAATACCAAATTCTAATTTTATTGAAAGATTTGATATAGAATCATCAATAGAATTATGCATAATAATATTTTTTTTTTCAGGAATAAATTTATGCATAGAATATGGTAAATATATTATAAAACAATCATTCATATTATTTTTAAAAAATTCCAATTCAAATTTTTTTTTACCAACAATTCCAGAATTTAATGATACAAATAATGCTCCTTTTATATTATTGAATATCATATCAAATTTCAATTTATCAATTTGTTCTTGATCTATTGTTTTATTATAATTTTTAATTTCAACTATAATTTTATTTCCATCTGGAAATGTCATTTGGATATCACCTGAATGAGGAATTTTTGTTGTATTTTCAATAGTACAATTGGAAAATTTATCAATTAATATATCAATTACAATATTTTCGCCTTGACTACCTTTTAAACTTGAATATTTAGATTCAGTAATCGCATTAGTTGTGTTAATTTGATTATTAGTAACTTGAATTGATTGTAAATCAACCCTTGTTAAATTTTTCATATATTGATTATAACCTATCTCAACAATTTCATCCAATACAAATTCCAATTGTTCTTTTTTTATTTTATCAAGAATTGGATATTTTTTTTTATTTAGTAAAATGTCTATATATTTATCAGATACATTTTTAATTGAAATCCCATTCATACAATATATTGTAATAATAATAATAAATATGTATAAGTAAAAAATATCAATTTTTATTTATAAATTAATTTGTGTAATATAGTAATACAACATAATTGGGATTATTTATTTTAATAAGTGGGTCAAAATTAAATCCCATACGTTCATATAATTTAAATGCATTTGAATGTATGTTTGAAATTAACATAATATATGGAATATTAATTGATTTTATATATTCGATACACATCAACATCATTTTATAACCTAAACCTTTAGATCTATATTGTTGAATCAAATAAAAATAACTAATATAGTAAACATATCTTCCATCTGTTAATTCTTTTAATTCTCCAACAATATATCCAATAATTTTACTATTATCATCTAATAAAAACCATCCCAATAAACTACTAGATGATAAAGTAGATGTTATATCATTTATATTAAAAACTATATCAGATTCATTTTGAAGTTCAATGAAATTTAAAAAAATTATTTTTGCTAATCTTGATATATTTGTAATTCTATCAAATCTTTGAATTTTCATAATATATAATTTTATTATAAAATTATATATTGTAAAAAACTTATATAAATTATTTTTGTTTTTGAATAGTAGATTTATTTTTTTTTTCTTTTTTATCATCTGATTTTTTCTTTTTTTTACTTGTGGTTGTTTCACATAATACATTAATTTTATCATTGTGCCATTTATCATATAAATTTTCTAATACATCAAGTTCTTCTAACCATAAACTTTGAATCGTTTTATTTTTGTAAATATCTAATTCTTGTTTTTTTTCATTATAATTAGATTCTAATTCATCAATTTTTTCTTGAGTTAAAGTCCACATAGGCATACCTACAAGATAATCATATGATGGTTTAGAATTAATATTAGTTGAAAGTTCAGGATATTCTCTTTCTTTTAGTTCATCTATTAAAATTTGTTTTTGTTTCTTATAAATAATTAATTTTGAAGAAATAACTTCTTTAATAAATTTTCTTCTATACTTGAGTAAATCAAGTTCGTTTTCTAAAACTTTTATCCAATAATTTTTTCTTTTTTGATAAACTTGTAATCTAATATCGGCATAATCTTTAATCATATTATTTGGGTTAGAATATTTAACTATTTCATTATTTTTATAAACATGCATATTTGATACTTGAATAGAAGATGTTAATTTTAACTTTTCTTCAATAGATTTGGTTTTAAGCAATTTCTGTAATTCACCATTACGAAAATATAACTTAAAATCAATTTTATGATTACCACAATTATTTTCATAATCAGATAACATATTTCCATCTTCAATTAATTTTGATAAGAAATCAATATATGTTTGTGTCCAAGTTCCAATTGGTAATTCAGTAATTCTTAATGTATATTCATCAATTTGTTCATATTTACCGTGGGAAATATATTTAACTTGATTTTTTTTATCAATATTTTTTTCGATTAAACCTTCAAATCCAGAGTACCAAGGTTTTAATTCTTTTAATTTATCTACTTGAGTTCCTCGAATATAATCTTTAATATTAGCAATAATATCTATTGGATTAAATGGTGGTATATTAGTACTATAACCCGTACCAATACCTTCACTACCATTAACTAAAATCATTGGAATAATAGGATAATATCTTATTGGTTCTACTACATCACCTTCTTCTATAACGTTTTCTAATACAAATTCATCCTTTGTAATAAAAATATTTCTGGTTAAAGAAGATAATTGAGTAAAAATATATCTTGGACTTGCTGAATCTTTACCTCCTAATCTTCTAGTTCCAAAATTACCTGATGGATATAATAAATTGATATTATTTGAACCACAATAATTTTGAGCCATATTAATAATTGCTCCTTGAAGTGATGGTTCACCATGATGATATCCTGTATGTTCACTAATATATCCAGATAATTGTGCCACTTTAACTTCTTCATTATCTAATTTTCTTTTAAAAGCACCATAAAGAATTTTTCTTTGTGAAGGTTTTAATCCATCAACCAAATCTGGTATTGATCTTAAATTATCTTCATGTGAAAAATGAATTAAATCCTTATTGATAAAATCATAAACAGGTATTTTTTTAACATTATTTTCTATAATTAAATTTTCATCTCTTTGTTTAACCCATTCTTTTCTATCATTAGCTCTATTCTTAGCAAATGCCAAAGTAATTGCCTGATAAGATGGTTCATTTTTATCAATATGTTCTGAACAAATAGAAACATTATCATCTAAATTCTTTGATGACTTATTATTTTGTTTTAATGATTTAGATGATTTTGATGATAGTGATGATGTATTATCAGAATTATCTTCATTATCTTCATTATCTATATCATCTAAATCATCATATGGATCTGATTTTGTATTAGAAATTAATTTAGATTTATCATTTGTTCCAGTACTCCATACATAATTTATAATATTTTTCTCAAATTCAGTAAATGATTCTTTTGCTTCACTAGCTGTTGAAGTTCCTAAACCCTTAAAATATTTTATTTTATATTTTTTATTTAAATCATCTCCTTGTTTTTCACACCATTTTTTGTATTCGGTTAAAGTATAAAATATTTCAGGTTCTTGTTTTTTAGTGTCAGAATTCTTATATACTTTAACAATTGGAGTTGCTATTGATTGAATAAAACCTTCTATTTTAAGTAATTCTGGCCAAAAAAAATGGAAAAAATTTATTAATAAGCCTTTGATATGTGAACCATCAACATCTTGATCTGTTAAAATAACAATACCACCATATCTTAATTTTTTAGTATCTGTATATTTTGTATTTTGTTTTAATCCCAAAATTTGTTTAAGATTTTTAATTTCTTCATTTGATAATAATTGATTTGGAGTTGCATCACGTACATTTAATAATTTACCCTTTAGTGGAAATACTCCATATAAATCTCTACCAATAATTTCTAATCCCGATATAGCAAAAGTTTTTGCTGAATCTCCTTCTGTTAAAATCAATCTACATTCAGAAGAACGTTTTGAACCTGCTAATCTAGCATCATCTAATTTTGTTAATGATTTAAGATTTGTTGTTTTTTTTCCATCAGATTTTTCTAATTCACCCATTTGTTTTATTTGAGCTATTTGTACTAATTCATTTATTATTCCTGTTTTACAAATCTTACCTATAAATCTATCATCTAATTCACATTTAATATTAAATAATGATGCTTTTGTAGTTAATTCTTCTTTTGCTTGTGAACTAAATGATGGATCTTCTACAACAGAATTAATAAAAATAGTTAAATTTTCTTTTATTTGATGTGGTTTAATTTTTAAAGTTTTGTATTTGGGTTGAGATAAAATATGGTCAGTAACTTTTTCAACAATTTGTTTAGAAATATAATCAAGATGCGAACCACCTTTAAATGTACTAATTTTATTTACAAAACTCATATGTTGAAATCCAGCATTTGGATCATAAATTACACCTAATGTCCATCTTTCATTAAATTCTTCATATATTAAATTTGGCATTTCATCTGAATCATAATACATTCCAATATAATCACGAAAACTTTTAATATCTAAGTGTTTCCCGTTTAACCATACATTAACATTTTCATTTGTCGTTCCAGCTATATCATATACTCTTCTTTTCATTAACCCAACCATATCTGAATTTAGATTTTTTAAACCAAATCTTTGATAATCTGGAACAAATGTTATTTTCGTATATGATTCAGCATTTTTATCAACTGATGATATTATTGGTTCCTCTTTATTATACATATTGTTTGTAAATCTTTGGAAATATTTCTTTTTTTTAATTGGGTCACATATTTCAATATCAAATCTTGTTGAGTAAATATTTGCTAATTTTGCGCCATAACCATTTTTACCACCCACTGTTTTACCTTTTTGGTCATAATTTCCAGAAGTCAAAAGATTTCCAAATATTAATTCAGGAACATAAATATTATATTCTTTATGTATTTCAATTGGAATAGTTGAACCATTATTTTTAACTGATATTTCTCCAAGTTCTTGATTTATATTTACTTCTATTTTATTACATTTTTTGTCTCTAACAGTGTTGTCTGCCGCATTAACTAATATTTCGTCAAATATTTTATATAATCCCAATATTATATGTTTATCTTTTTTAACAATTTTATTTTCTTCATCATCATATACATATATCCCAATTAAATCATTATGAATAGAACCTATATATGAATCAGCTGTTGTTGGATCTAATATATGTTCATGATGAGTTTTTTTTTTAAATTGCTCTTCTATAGTAGGATTATTTAATGTTGATTCTTTACTACTTTTTTTTAAATCATTTTTATTAACCATAATGAGTGTTAATATCTATAAATTTACTATGTCTTTAAATTTTTTTTTATCAATTTTTTTTAAATCAATTTTTATTATAAACTTTATATATATATATAAAGTTTGTATATATATATATATATGGTTATATATATAGTTCTAATTGATATTGCTTGATATTTTTATTTATTTTTAAACAAATAAAAATATTTAAAAAATAGTATTTATATTGATAATATTATTTAATTATATTTTATGGCTTTTGCAGATAATTTTACTGATATTAATTTTGTTGAAAAATACATAGGTGGTGAAAATAATGATAATTTAGAAAATTTTAATACACAAATTAATGTTATAAATAATAAAAAATCAGATTATAATAGGATGATAGATTTTTATAATAAAATAGAAAGAGATAAAAATGATAATAATGAATATGTTGAAAGATTGGATAATGAAAGAAATGCTACTGTATATAGAATTAATAATTTTGCAACATATATAGATGATGTTAATTATTCTAATCCTCTAATTTATCCAAAAGATTACGATCCATATTTTAGTTATTTGGATAAAAAAAACATAAATCCAATTAATACCCAAGTAACAAAAAAAAAAGAATATATGAATATTGATTCTTCAAATCGTACAGTTAATGTGTCATTAAACATATCAAAATATTATATGATAAAAGATTATGGATTAGAATTTAAGAATAACTCAAATAATATGAAAATTTATTTTGACACACCAATTCAAGATAATGAAATAAATTTAAATAATTTTATTATTTTAAGAGGTTTTAAAACTTATGTAAATTATTATGAAAACTTAAATTTTATTTTTGAAAATAATTCTAATGTGGTAATAATAGATTTAAAACCTAATTTTGTTCAAACAATTTCATATACTGATGTAACCATAATTATTGAAGGTATTGGTATAAATGATACATCTGCATATTGGAAAAATATACCTTATCAATTGTTAAATAGAGAACAAAAAATATTCATCAACAATACTAACAATAATATTAGAATAGCTTTTAATTTACCAATAAAATATTATTCATCAAATTTAAATAATAATGTATTAACATCACCTTGTAAAATAACATTTAATTGTTTAGGAAATTATCCAATTAATTTAATTAATGCAAATACCCCATTATCATCATTAAATTTATCAAATTATTTAACAATACTAAATATAACATCAGATTGTATTGAAGTTTTACTTACAAATACAATTAGTCTCAATGATAATATTTTATTAGATGGATATTGGAAAAATGACACTTTTTATACGGGTAAAAATATCCAAATAGGTAAAATAGATGGATTTGTTCAGGCATATGAAAGTGCAAATAATTTTGTACTTTTTTTAAATAAAACGTATATTAATGTAGCTGAAATTAAAATTATAAGTTCAGAATTACCAAATGTTCAAACAAATATTAATGGCAATACAGAAAAAAATAAAGATATAAATTATTATACTGATACTAAATCAAATTCGGCTTATGCTAGTACAAATTTAAGTATGTCTTATGTTAAAATATATAATAACAGATTATATTGGGATAATATTTTGGATAAAGATACATATTTTATTGAATTGGAACCTGGTAATTATTCTTATGAATTATTAAAAAAAGAAATTGAATATAATGTATCATTAATTAAAAGAAGACCATTAATCGTGAATGATTTTTTAAATGAATTTAATAATATGCAAGTTGAGTTTACTGTAGAAACAAATGAATCTAAATTTATTATGTTTGATATTTATACGATTCCAAAATGTTTTAATGGATTTACAGATATTTCAGTACCAAATAAAAGTGTTTATAAAATAAAAATATATTGTCCTAATCACAATTTAAATATAGGTGATATTGTTTTCATATCAAATTCACAAAGTTATTTTGTTATTGATGAAAAATATATAAATTCTACAGAAGGTCATCCAGTTTCAAATATTGTAAGCGAATCATATTTTGAAATAATTATAAAAAATATTAATCCAATTCAAGATGTTGGAGACACAAAAGGAGGTTATAGTGTTCAAATAAAAAAATATGCAATTTTTAGATTGTATTTTAATTTTTCAGATACGATTGGTGAATTGATTGGATTTCCATTAGTAGGTTATAAATCATCAATTACAAAGTATAGTAGTTCATTACCATATTATACTATAACAAATAAAGATAGTTATGATATTAACATTGGTTCAATCTTAATTGTAAATAATAACATACTACCACAAAATTTGGTGGCAAAATTTTCAAATGAACAATATAATTATTTATTGTTATTGGCAGATGGATTAAATAATAATAATAATCCAAATGGTCCAGCATATTTTTATAAATTTTTAATAAATCAACCTCCTGGTAAGTATTTATTCAATACTTTTGTAAATTCTCCAGTATATTTTAATCCACCAATTCGTAATTTAAATGAGTTAAAATTAACATTAGTTTATCCTAATGGTAGTCTAGTAAATATTGGTAATTTAAATTATTCGTTAACTTTTGAATTAACAACTATAAATAATCTACCTGAAAACACAAACA